CTTTTAATAATTCTCTAACATCGATATTGTCTTCATAACTCCATCGGTCAAGTATTACTGTAAAACCAAATGACATTTGTGTAATATCGCCACGCTTGATGCTTACAAGTAGATCCTTTGCCCATTGTGTATCTGGTGGGATTATTCGTACTTTCAACCCTTTATCATCTTCTTCCAGGGTTAATGTTCCTGCAATATTCCTACCAAGCACATAGTTAGGATCGTGATTAAATAATGCTCGAATATCATCTTTTTGAATTGTTTCTTCAAAAGCACCTTTCACAACCCTTTCTCTAAATGGCGAGTTGCCACCTAGTTCCTCACTCCAACTTTCAAAGACAGATGCATAGCCTTCGATTGCAGGTTCGGTTTGCGAATCCAAACTTGTTTCTACAACCCTTAATTCTTTAAGAGTTATAGTTCTTCTTTCAAACAGGTTCTTCTCCACTTGTTTGGTCATTTTTGCCTCCTTCATTTATTTCATTATTTGCACCTCCATTGTTTGCGGCATTTAATGCAGATATCATGTTTCCGTTAAGCAAATACAAATCTCCACCTTGTTCTGATGGTATCTTGTTCATATCTTCTAATGCCCTTATCTCATTAGCAGACATCCACCCATTTTGTCTTGCTATCGCATAGCCACTCATCCTTGCATTAAAGTCGCCTCGCATCAATCCATCAACATTGAATTTGGCATAATAAATAGTCCTTTCTTCTTCTGTTAGTAGTGACCTTGCTATGGCTTGTTCCCAGCGAACCAACCAAGGTCTTATTGTATGTACTACGAAGTCAATAGACTGATGCTCAATATTACTGAAAGTGCTTCTGGATAAATCCCCAATCATATGAGGTGGAACTCTAAATATTCTGCAAATTTCAGTCAATTGAAATGACCTTGTTTGCAGGAATTGGCTATCTTCTGGACTCATACCAATTTCGTGGTATTTCATACCTTCTTCTAAAACTGCTACTCTATGTGAGTTTGCAGTTCCTTGATATACCTTGTTCCAACTATCTCTTAGTTTGGCTGGATCTTTTACTGTTCCAGGGTGTTCCAATACACCACCTGGTCTTGCACCATTTCCAAAGAACCTTGCTCCGAATTCTTCTGTTGCTAATGCTAACCCCATAGCTTCTCTTGCATAGGTTATTGGACTTACACCTAATACTCCATCAAAAGTAAAAGCAGGTATATGTAATACCTGCTTTGGTGTGTATGTTTTAGTTATTCCTTTATTGTTTGTGTAAATATATTTTATGTGATTTGTGATTGCATCTCTTTCAACCACCATATTCTTGCTTTTTAGTGGATACAATTCAATTATTTGACCAAGTTTATTTCTTTTTATTAATGCATAGGCATTACCCCACAAAAGTAGGTTTGTCATTAGCATTTCTCTAAAAGTAAAACTAGTCATTTCATTGTTTGGCACATCTTTTAGTACCGAATATAACGAATGTTGTTTTGCCTTTTCACTATCCCCATTTGTTAATTCTTTTAATAAGTTTAAGGGCAAACTTGCTATCGTTTCACTTATTACTTTTACACAAGCATATACTGCCGATATTTTAAGTGCTGTTTCTTCATCTACATCGACACCACTATTACTGAGATGTCCTGTATCTATATCAACACCTTTTATGAAGTCAGCAGTTTTTTGGTCTATATTTCTTTGTTCTTTTTTTCTACTAAATAAACCCATTTTCTGCTCCTATAAAATAATTATTCCCCTATCATTATAGACACTTTCTTGTTGTCCATTATTTCTTATTGCTCTATCTAATGCCATTATCATTGCAATAGCACCGTCAATCTTTTCGGTTGACTTTTCTTTATCTGGTTTTATGTTTCCTGCTGGATCAGTTTTAATGAAAATATTATCAACCATCCACTCTAAAACTTCATTTCCACCATGTGCAATTCTCTTTTCTAGCACGAGCTTCATTAGTTCTTTTGTTGGTGGACTCATATCTTTATAACCTTGACCAAATGGAACTATTGTGAACCCCATACCTTCTAAGTTTTGAACCATTTGAACAGCACCCCATCTATCGTATGCTATTTCCTTTATGTTGTATTGAGTTCCTAGTTCTTCAATAAATTTCTCAATAAAGCCATAGTGAACAACATTACCTTCTGTTGTCATTATGAGTCCTTTTGCTTTCCAGGTATCATATGGTACATGATCTCTACGAACCCTTAATTCTAGTGTTTCTTCTGGCAACCAAAAAAATGGTAGTATTTCATACTTACCATCTTCATCTTCTGGTGGAAATACTAGGACGAATGCTGTTATATCTGTTGTACTTGATAAGTCTAGTCCACCATAGCATATTCTACCTTTCAGTCGTTCTTTATCTACTGGATAAGAGCATAAACTCCACTTATCCATTGGCATCCAACGAATTGATTGTTTTACCCATTGATTAAGCCTTAATTGTCTAAATAAGTTCTCTTCAGCAGGGTTTTCTTTTGCATTATTAAATGCTGCTCTTATCTTATCTATATCAACTGTTATGTCTAGACTCGGATTGGCTTTATACCAATTCTTTTCATCAGTCCAATCATCTTCATCTTCTATTCCATAAATTACTGGATAAAATGTTGGATCGTGTCTTTTCCCTTTCATTATATCTTTTGCTTTATTATGCACTTCATAACAAATACTATTTCTATCTGTTCCTGCTGTTGTTATTAGAAAGTATAATGGTTGTTTTCTAGCATCTCCAGAGCCAGTAAGCATAACATCATATAATGCTCTATTTGGTTGAGCATGTAACTCATCAAATATAACTCCATGAACATTCAGTCCATGTTTCGTATATGACTCTGCCGAAAGCACTTGGTAGAATGATTTTAATGGCAAGTATACTATTCTTTTTTGACTTGCTAATATCTTGCATCTTTTTTTTAATGCAGGACATTGATTTATCATTTCCACTGCTACATCAAACACGATTGATGCTTGTTGTCTGTCAGCAGCACAACCATATACCTCTGCTCCGTATTCTCCATCTCCACAAGTAAGATATAATGCAATAGCCGCCGCCAATTCACTCTTACCTTGTTTCTTTGGTATTTCTACATATGCTGTATTGTATTGTCTATATCCATTTGGTTTCAATGTTCCAAATATATCTCTTACTATTTTGTCTTGCCAAGGCAGTAGTTCAAAGTTTTTGCCATACCAAACTCCCTTGGTATGTTTAAGGGAATTGATAAAGGCAACAGCTCTATCTGCTAGTGCTTGACCTTTTGTTTCAATTTCGCTCACTTCTCAAACCCCTTGCAAATGAAAAAGGAAGGATTTTCTCCTTCCTTTCGTTATTTTTTTTAATATTCATGTGCGAATAGCACTGTCGTTATTTCGTGTCCTGCATCTGTGATTACATACACTCTTCCCTGGCTTGTATTATATGCTGCTAATATTCTATCCTTTGTTTTTAGGGATAAGTCATTTAGTTTTTTATCCTCTTCGCATAAATCTCCCCAATCCTTTTTCCAATATCTCAACATTACTGTTAATAGTTCTATTGCGAACTCAGGTGTCTTTTTCATAGCTTCATTTATTTCTTTTGTTGTGTAGCAACCTGCCTGTTTATGCATCTCCAACCTCCATACATTCTCTTTGTCCTCTTTTTATGAACTCTTCTAGGATTTGTTCTTCACTTGTATCTATCATTTCAATTACCTTGTTTATTCGGTATAATCCTTGATAGTATGTGCCTTGATAAATCTTATCTCTTAGTTCATTGAATTCGGTTATTCTTCTTGCTTTTCTCATAATTTGACTTACTCTTGCAAGAATAAAGTGCATGTTTCCATCTGGACCAGTAATATCGATGTACATTTCAAGTTTTCTCATCTTTTACCTCCTTGTTTTTGGTCAACAAAACACTACCGCAAAGGTCTTTGAAAGTCCAGGGTTATGGTGTAGAAATACCGCTATCTTTCAAACAATTTTGTATCCTTGAATAGTATTTCTTTTCCATCTCTTTCTAGGTATATTTCACTATCTCCAAACGCTTTCACAAATCGTTTCACTATTACATCACAATAGTTCTCACTTAGTTCTGTATTGTATGAGATTCTATTTAATTGTTCACAAGCCATTAGTGTAGAACCACTTCCTGCAAATGCATCAAATACAATTTCTCTTTCTCTACTACTGTTTCTAATAAGTTTGCCACATAGAGTGATAGGCTTCATTGTCGGATGTTCTGCATTTCTCAATGGCTTTGCATCTCTTACTATATCGCTTGGGTAATTTTCCAATATCTTATTTAGTAAATCAACCAACTCTTCTTTCTTCATTTTAGAAATATCTCTTGGTTCTTCTATTACTGTCGACATAGTTCTATCGTGAATAAAATAATGTGGCTTTCCATCTTCTACTTTCCAACCATATAGAATTGGTTCGTGTTGCCATTGATAATCGTTGCGCCCAAGTGTAAAGTGGTCTTTTGCCCAGACTAATGTTTGCGATACCTTGAATCCTGCATCTTTCATAGCTTCAATAAAGTTTACTGATTCTTTTGTGCTATGGAATACATAGATTGCTCCGCCACCTTTAACTATTGCATATGCTGTTTCGTAGAACTTGAATAAGAATTTATAGAATGATTCATCATCCATATTATCGTTTAAGATACTTCTATTCTCCATTATCTTTCCACGAGCCTTTGCTCTATCTTGTTCACTATTACCATAGTCAATGTTGTATGGTGGATCGGTTACAATTAAACTTGCCTGTTCATTTTCTTGAAATAACCTTTCCACTACATTTAAGTCGGTACTATCTCCACATAATAGTTTGTGTTTTCCAATGTGCCAGATATCTCCACTTTGTGTATATGGTTTATTATCTATCTCTTCCAAAGCTTCTGTCACATCAAAGTTATCTTCACTTACATTGTATTCTGTTCCTGCAAATAACTCATCTAGTTCGCTTGTTTCAAAACCTGTTAACGATGCCATACCATCTTGGTCTAGTTCCTTTAATAAGTCAGTTAGTAGTTCATTATCCCATTCGCCACTAATCTTATTAAGTGCAATGTTTAATGCTTTCTCTTTCTTTTCATCAAGATCTACTATTACACAATCTACTTCAGTGTAACCTAGATGTTTCATTACTTCTAATCTTTGGTGTCCACCCACTACTGTATTTGTTCTAGTATTTAGTATTATTGGTTCTACATATCCGAACTCTTCTATACTTTTCTTTAACTTCTCAAACTCTTTATCGCCAGGTTTTAGTTTCTTTCTAGGGTTATATTGTGCAGGTTTTAATTCTTCTACTTTTATTTTCCTAATCTGCATCTTATTCTCCATATAAAAAGGGACTCTTACGAATCCCTTAGTTTTAATCTTTTAATTGTTCCCATGGAAACTCTGGTCTACCAAAATGTCCATAACAAGCAGTTTGCTTGAAGATTGGTTCTAGTAGTCCTAGTTCCTTTATAATGTTATGTGGTCTAAAATCAAAGTTGTCATCCACATATTTTGCTATCTCTTTTAGTTCTACTTTGTTTGTTCCAAAGCAATCAATACAAATTGACACTGGTGCTTCTAGTCCGATTGCATATGCAACTTGAATTTCACACTCTTTTGCTAGTTTATGTGCAACAATGTTCTTTGCTACATATCTTGCGTAGTATGCTGCTGACCTATCTACTTTGGTTGCATTCTTTGAACTAAAACAACCACCACCCACTCGGCCAACTCCACCATAAGTATCTACTACAATTTTTCTACCAACACAGCCACTATCTCCAAAGCTTCCCCATATAGTAAACTTGCCACTTGGATTTACAATGATTTGTGTATCTCCTGCAATTAGGTTCGCATACTCAACTAGAACTGGTGCAATTACTTCTTCTGCTATTGTATCTCTTATTTGTTCTTTTGTTAGTTTAGCATCGTGCGATACACTAACTAATACTGTTGCAATGCTTTGTGGTTCTTTATCGTTATATACGATTGATACTTGGCTCTTTGCATCAGCGAAATAGTTATCAGTATCTCTTCTAAACTTATCATATTGTTTCATTAGTTTGTGTGCAATTATGATTGGTAGTGGCATCAACTCTTCTGTTTCATCTGTTGCATAGCCATATACCATTCCTTGGTCATTTGCACATAGTTTCTCTTTTACTACTGCTTGATTGATATCTGGACTTTGTTCACTTAGTTCTTTTATGATTGTGAATTCGTTCTTATATCCGATATCTTTTAAT